GATTTAATCCCTGCTGAGCATCAGATACGCCAGTACGTTTAGCCTGAACGCTATCCATGTATTCCAGAATCGGGAAAGCCTGACCCGACATCGATGGAACCTGAATAGGAACAATAGCAGCAGCATTCTTCAGACGGATAATTCCACCCGGAGTAGCATTCAGCAAGTCATCAATGTTTACCTGACCTTCAACAGCGCCCATACGAGCATTGTTAGTCAAATAGATGTTATCCAGCATCTGACGAGTCAACGTAGACTTGATTAGCTGGATGTCCATCGTCTTGTCGCTCATCGACTGACCGAAAAACTTATGCGGTATCGGGAATGGGCAAATCGAATAGAACGGTACGTAATCGCACTCCTCGTCCTCTAAAACTTCCTCACCCGAATACATAATGCGATGCAACTCAGCAATACCATCACCATCCTGATCCAGACGCACATAGCATTCGTATACCTCTACGACCTGCATAATAGGATCAAGTTGCATCTGGTCTAATGGCTGTTCACCCTGATCAAAACGAGCAATACGCTCAGGAGAGAATGTCAGCCTGTCGTAAGAAGGCAACGTCATTACGATTTCTCTGTCGTAACCCATTGCAACCAACTCAGAACGAGGCATCAAACGACGATGAGCCACAAACGGACTATCTTCAATATCTCTTGCAAACTTACTAATAAGGAATTCTTCTGGAGGCACGTTCTTGATAACAACATTGCCAGATTCTTTAGTGCGACGAATTACTACGTTAAATGATCTGTGCATAGGAATCATATTCCCCATGCCATCATCTACTTCATCGAGTTCTTCTTCTTGACTTACGACTTCTACGTTAGGATCAGACAAGAGCATTGCTAGCTCATCTTCAGTCAAATCCTCGTAGGTTTCCTTAGTAACATCTTCCTTAGTATCCCAGTAAGCCTTAACGATACCGTTCTTCTGCATCAAGGCATCTTTGAACCAGCTATGAAGAATCTTCATGCCGGGATTATCACGCCAGAATACCCAATTAACATATTTGGTAGCTTGAGATGCAGCCTCCTCACCATCAGCAGTCTGTGGTTCAAATAGGACGATCTGATCTGTAGATGTAAATATGCGGATTAGTTGTGGCAATGCGCCATCAACGGCTTCAGCAACTTCACCTGTAACAATGGAAGAACGACCTTCTACTTCATTGCCGTAAGGATGACGTAAGTAATAATCTAATGCTTTGCGTCTAGCTTCAACTGTCTCAGTCTCGAAATAGCCAATAGCTGAATCGATCTCTGACCGGACAATGGATTTAACTTCGGTAAGTTCCATAACTCAACCTCAAGGAAATTTTGCTTATTATACAACCCAACTTGTGTTAATAGGGATATTTGAACTCCATCCGGTTGTATCTTCGTTTATTGCTACCGCGAAATAACGCATCGAATCTGCCGCATGGGAAGTCCAATCGTGTAGCGGCTTATCGTAAAAGACATTACGCTTCTCATCGTGTTCTCTACGATAGTTACGTAGCGCATTAGTACCCTGCTTAGTCTTATGGTCGAACCAGCATCGAGGAAGCATCCTTCTAACGGCTTGTATACCATCTGCAATCGATAAACGAGGAGCGACTGTTATATTGAGTCCAGACTCCTGTAAAACCTCTTTACGGCTCTTTCCTGTGCCTAATTCTCTGACTTCGACGTCATGCGGTAAGAACTGCTCGTATCCGTCATAGTTGTGTTCCCGCAACCACGATACATACCAATCCAGACCGACTCCGTGATTTTCGACAAAATCAATGAATCGTATTTCTTTGCCAACCACTTGAGCCACCCATAGACAAGTAGAATCGCTGATGCCCAAATCCCAAGAAACATAAGAAACACACAAATCGTCACGCTCAATAGTGGTGAATCTATCCTTCGACTCAAGATCGTTGATAATCTGCCCATAATATGATCCCTCTACGGCTGCATTAAACGAGCATTCAAACTCTTGGTTGTACTTATCTTCGCCTAAGTCTTTCTTAGCTGACAGTAACTCAACTTCAGGAATAATCCCTGTCTGGCTGGCTTTAAACTCAACTAAACCCCATTCAGGATCAGTCTCGGCTCTGTCTCTTAGTTCGCGGAAATGGTTATTACCTTTAGGAGTCCCAATGAACAAGCAATTGCCAAGCCTATCTGCCAACGCTGGACGAACAATCTCGTTCCAAATCTTAGGGTTCTGGTCTCCAACCTCGTCAATAACCACCATGTCAAAGTACTGACCACGTAAAGAGTCAGGATTGTCAGACCCATAAAGACTAATCCTACGCCCCCAAAAATCAGCACGTAACTCAGATACATTAAATGTCGCTCCTAGTGGTCTGGTGTATTGCTGCAAGTAATCCCATGCGACTCGTTTAGCCTGTCCGTATGTTGGAGCAATATAAGCAAAGCGTGGGTTTGGCTTTTGGCATTGAATGGCTGACTTGATTAGATGATTGATCGCACTTACAGTCTTTCCCATCCTTCGATGAGCAACTACTACGGCAAATCTGTTGGCATCTATAGCATCGTGAATGGCTAGTTGCTGTTCCCGAGGCTTGTAAGGTATGACTATTTCTGCCATGTGACGTTATGCTCTTGTGGTCCACCATCTGCTCCAGTTACCTCTGTCCTAGCTAACTTAGGTATATGGTACTCACTCATCTTCAGCATAATATCTAATGCTTTGTAAGGATCAGGCTTTAGTCCTAAGACCTCATCGCCTTCAGCAACCCTTTGTAGCCATCTGTCCATATAAGCACTATTACGGCTTAATAGCTCTGCAATAGCTTCTCTTACGACCTTTGTGGACTTATTAACGGCTCCTTTAGGTCTACCCTTACCAAATCCATTCTCTTGGCTTTCATCTTCTATTTTATGATCTTGTGTTTCCATTTTTGCATTACCTCATGGTGTCATGCGTAAAATACTTTATACATATCCGGTCTGTTAGTCTTTATCCAATCCCTAGATTCTTCGTGGCATTTGTTAAAGTCTTTGCCGATAGTCTGACTACCTGCATGATGCACATAAGCACGACTAACGAAATGCCTGAATCCTTTTTCTTCTAAGTCACTACAAAATATATTATCACCATACCAATTAATCGGCGCAAACTTAGTAGTATTCCATGCTTCTTTTGTTATCAAAGCGTAAATAGGAGCAATGACCTTCGTCATCTTTATCTGATCTTCGCTCTTATACTTTAATCCTGATCTTTCATCGTCTGGCAATGGGAATCGTATATTCTGACTTGGAAGAACATAATCTGATCTTGCACCAAGTAAACCTACCTTAAACCCTTCATTTGTCAGAAACTCGTAGTCTTTTCTGAGCAAATCATTTGTTTCTGGTGTGATAACTACATCGTCATTAGCAATGATTAATGAATCGTAATGTCCGATATTAAAGGCATACTCGATAATCTGGTTATACGCATCTCCGAAATTGGAAGCAGTATTAGGTCTGAATATGATTTTATCGTTGCCAAGTCTTTTTCTAACTTCTCCCCACAACTCCAAACTATTTGCACTAATGTAAACTGGCAAATCTCTTGCATATTGATTAATACTCTCCAGCAATACGTGGATACTTGGACTATCTACCGTAGCGATTACGATTGCTTGCATAAGCCCCAAAAATATAAATCAGCAGGATTATCGTTAGTCGAAAACTCAAACTTCTCAAACTTATCGAAATTTACTTTCTCCAGAAAATCTTCAGCCGTTAAATTTCTGTAGTAATCACCACAAAACGGAGCATCTTCAGGACTTGTACGTCTAGTTCCGTGTTCTGGTCTGCCAGTAGTTGCACATGAGAAAAACACTAAGCCACTAGCCATACGGATCATATTGTTAAATGTTTCTTCCCACTTTTCATTATGCTCAAAGCATTCGCAGGAAGCCACAACATCAAACCAATTATCAGGAAAGTCTAAATCTTCACCATAGGCAATTAAATCAACTCCCTTACCTGCACCAAGATCAACGCCAAGATAGTCACAATGCTCAAAAAAGCCTCTTATTGAGCCATTAATGTCTAAACTGCCCACTTCTAAGACTTTTTTGTTTGAAAAATACTGAGGAAATAACTGTTTTAAACCAGTTACGAAATTAATCTGACTCTGGTGACTCATTAGGCTTTTCCTGAAGTTTAGCCATAGAAAGCATATTCTTTTGACGATTCGTCATAGGACCAGTTATAGGACCACCAACAAGCCAAGCTGAACAAGTCCTATCTGCTGCACACTTGAACTCAAAAAGTTCACAATAACCCAAATCTGCGCTCTCAACGACTTCCGGTGCATACGTCTCATTATCTGATTCTTCACCCTGAATACCTTTAATAATGCAGTCCATCATTTCAGGAGTCTGTATAAATGCAGAACAGTTACCGCAATGCATTGTTTTAGCATTATCTTCGGTAGTATTCCATTCTTCAGCACGAATCTTCCAAAAGTCACCCGGTGAAGCAGGATTAGCAGGACCATATCCTACATTTTTAAATGCCCAATCTCGATTCTTGAGATTTAACGGTATGTCTGAGCAGACTTTAGGACAAGTTTTCATTTTAAGAAACGTAACTTATAAAGAGTTTGGTCAATCTCAGAAGCAATCTCATCAATCAGATTCTGTAATTCTGAATCCTGTGGCAACTTGGCACGACGAGCCTTAACTTCATCCTTTAGCATTGTCAATTCAGCAACTGGCTCTAGTGGAGGAGAATAATCCACCATGT